CCAGTTACAACTGTTGCGCTAGTGTAAGCCGTGATTAAAATATCAACGTCTTGCCACCGGATGTATGTGCCAACGTGACCAGCAACAAACGCTGCGGCCGATGCCGTAACAGTTACCGATCCAGTTGTCGCACTGCACGATATAGTTACGTTGTCATTCGCAAACTTGTAGTAAGGTTGGTAAACCTTATTGGCATTAACGCTTGTAGCAAACTGAAAGTTAGTAACCGTAAAAGTAGTCGGCCCTGTGCGCAGGATTACCTGTGGCGCCCAATCCTCGCACGCAACAATCATCGTGTCGGCGCTTTGATCGAACGTAAACTTAAACAGCGTAGCGGTAGTCCAGTTGCATCCAGTCGTTACGCTGGAAAGCAAGATGCCATTGGTATCGAAGACATCGAGGCGTCCGTTAGAAAAGCCCAACAAGTAACGCTCGTCACTGGCAAACTCAAACGGAACAAGCCGCGTGTTGCCGACAAGCGTGGATGCATAACGCGTGCCAGGTCTACGTCCTGCACCACCAGAGTTGTACAAGATTGCATTGCGCAGCCGACGTGCACCGTTCTTAAACGCACCCGTATCTACACGGAAGTGCATCAAAGGGTCGAGTTCACCCGACGCAAAGTTAGTTTGGAGTTGGCGAAGCCTCGGCATTAACGCACCGACGAATTGCGGAAGCGGGTATTAATCAATCGGCTGGTGTCGATCTTCGGCGCAGTGCGCCCTTGCGCATCACGGTTCCGTGCCAAGCGTGAGTGACGTATAGCCTTCTGGTCTAAGAAGTCAGAAGTCTCAATTTGAGCGGCAATCGAGTGCGCTAGTTGTGACGCTATCCGATAGACCATCATCTGTACAAAGTAAGGCGGCCAGAACTGTTCGTTGACGTAGAACGTGCCTTCAAGAATAACAACGTCTGCTTCTTCAGCATTGCAGAACACGTTATCTTCGTAGCGATCAAAGTCGATAGGTATGTCATTCACATACACAGTAGAGATAGCCAAGCATTCTGGTGGCAACTGATAAGCCGCTTCCCACTTAGCGGATGGGACATCGACCAAGCGCGACAACTGCACCTGATTAGATGCAAAGCGCCAGCGATATTGAGACAACTCGTCACGCGCAGTGTTCTCATATAGATTTAAACACGCAATAGATTCAGTCGTGCCATCATCGAAGGATGTAAGGGGCTGCGCACCAATTACCACAAGTGCCTGCTGGCAAATCTGCAAACTTGATACGTGCATCCTATGATCCTTTTAAACAAAAAGGACCGTTCGCAGGAGAGATTGCGAACGGCCCTCCTTTAGCAAGGGACACTAATGCGACCCATGCCCCCTTAATGTTACGTACCGTTAGTGGTCGTAACAGTAGCTGCCCCAGTAGCACTGGTAACAACCAGAACATCGACAAGCAATGTACCGCCGACACCAGACACTAGCAAAATAACGTCATTCTGCTTGAGGGTATTAGTAACATCGTTGAAGTAACCCGATGCAATCGCAGTCGCAACGAGATCAGCAGTGGTATAAATAAATAGACCAGGCTGCGCGCCGCCGATTTTGAATAGAGTTGAAGCTGAAAGTGCCATTTTTAATTCCCCTTACGTTTCGGTGATGCGGCAGTTGTAGACGCCCGAGCCATCAATCAAGACAGAACCCATACTCATCATCGATGTAGCAAGGTGAGCGACCTTCTCTGGAACATAGTTCAACTCAGTTGCAACATCCTGACCGATGGCGTGACCAACAGCCGATTTGTGGTAAGCAAAGTTCGAACGAACAGTTGAAGAAATTGGCAAGCCAGAGTGCGTGTAGAACATGAAGCCCAACCAGCGGCGAGCAACCATTCCACCCTTGTACGGCAAGTCATCGCTACCGATGAAGTCAGCGTCCGAGAATGCACTGATACCCAACAAGTTCACCCATGCTTGTGGCGAAACTGCGAAGTAACGATCACCGTCGTCAGGAACATCGGTTTCACCGAAGGTCTCGAAGATCTCGTTGATCTTTGTGGTTGTGATCGTACCAGCGGTTGCGGTCTGCAATGCTGTGGTGTTCATCGCGTCGGTCAACATTGTGTCGGTCTTGCGGCCAAGAGCATATGCGCTCGAGTTAGCAACGACCATACGCTCGTCGTGGTTGATCTTCAGCTCATCGAGCTTGTCGATGTAGTCAGCTGCATACCAATCTTGGAGAGTACATTCTACAGGTGCGTGATCGATGGTCATGACCGGAACGTTACCGTGACGCGACTTCTGACCAGCTTCACCCTTGCCTACCTTCTGGAAGGTAGTGGACGAACCCTTTACACCCGCTTTAGTACGGATGGTGTTACGAATTTTTGAACCCATGCGCTGATAGGCTACATGTACTTCGCTTTCGAATTGCTTTACGAAAGCATCATTAATATCAATTGCCATGATGATTCCCCGATAAGGTTTGGATAACAAGTCGGTTATCCGTGCCTGAGCGAGTGCGGTTCTCCCTTTCGGGGCCGCCCGTCATTTACGGGCCTATGCGCTAAATCGCGCAACCTTGTGTTTCAAACAATGGACTAAGTTTGTTTTGTTAAAAGAATACCTGTTGGCTTGTAACCAAGCCGCTCTAGAAACTTTACAGTCTGATCTTTGTTGGTGCCAGTCGTAACACCAAGACGAATGACTTGGCCTTTGCTACTAGCCCAACCTTCCATCTGACGCACCAGACGAAGCGCAGTTGTAGTTCCGCGCCGCGCAGGAATAACATATATGCCAAGGTCATCGACACTACGCGCATTAGAAAATATCATAGGCACAGTGCCGACAGCAATAAACCCTATTGCCTGACCTTCTTCGTCCCATGCCATCAGGCACAGCCAGTCTGGATCAGTAAGACAAAGGCCCACCCATGCCATCAACCTATCCGCGTCAAACGGATAAGGTCGATAGACAGGGCTTTCCGCGTGCATATCGCGCGCAAGTGCAATCAGTTCTGGCTCCTCGCCAGCTTGCAATGCTCTGATCGCTATCATTTTTTGCCAGCGTTATTCTTAAACCAGTTCTCTACCCGCGCAACTACCTTTGGATCGCGTCGGCTGCTGTCATAATATTCTTTGCTTTGCATCAGCTTCTGAATATCCTGATAGCTTTCGTCTTGGACTGCGCCTTCGCCTGCACCAAGATCAACTCCGCCTTCGGACAATGCACCCATAATACGCTCCAATGCTTGTATACCTTCTGCATCAGTTGCGATGCGCTGCACTGCGAACAACTCGCCATCTTTGAACGTCTTTTCTGCCCACAAACGCACAGCAGTTGTACGATCATTTGCATTCTCGCCAAGCTTTTGCAGTTCAACAGCTTGCCGCGCAGCCATCGAGTCCACTTCGGCTTGAGCATATTCGTTAATGACGCGCTCAAATGCTTCTTGTGGTAGCGCCGCTTCATGCGCAGCCTTACGCCACAAGGAAACAATAGGTGACGCAGCCAAGGCGTCCATGTCTAGTGCTTCATTGGTAGGCAAAGCATAGGCATCGGGTGTCTCAGGGCGTGACGCAAGGCGTTCGCTTTCCCATTGCTCACGCAATCCTTCAACGTTGCCGCGTGCCTTTTCCATTTCAGCATACGACTTTGCCAGACCTTCGACCCGAACCTCGTTAGTCTCTGCGTTCCAAAACTTCTCTGGAATAAAATCAGGGCGCGTTACCGTCGCACTAGGTGTTACTTCTGGCGTTGCGCCGCCTTCTACTTGTGGTTCTCCACCATCAATTAAACTATCAGACATCTTTCTTTCCTCTCTCCGTACCAGCGCGCATACGCGCCTCGATTATGCCCACAAGATAGCGAGCGCCCTCACGGTGGCGCAGTTGCGCATCCGTAATCTCTGGCCCACCCACCATTTCAATGGTGATCGAGCGTAAATATTTAAGAAACTCACGGCCAGCACCGCTACCGAAGGTAGTTGCTGCCAGTAAATCAAGTTCATCAGACCGTGCCGCGCTTAATATCAGGCCATCAGGCCCAACCTTAGACTGTGGGCGGTCCTTCTGTGGGTATGCCACTGTTCTCTCCACTCATTTGAGCAATTGCTTCCGCTACTTGGGCACGCTGCTGTTTATTTCGGATCAACTTGACTGGAACACCAAAGCGTTCACGCAAATAGCTTGCGGTTTCCTCTTGTTCAATCATCATCTGTGCCAGTTGGGGACCAAATTGCTGGTTCAACATAGACAAAAAGTTATTGACTGCGTTAATATCCTCAACTGCCTGCGCCTGAGACAGCGGACTAGTTGATATGATCTTTATCTGCCGACCATTGATGACAGGCAGTTCGATTCGCCCCTGCTTTTGCAGGATATACGCCACGCGCACGATGATACGGTTGACAAATTCAATCTGCAAGCGGCCAAAGGCGCTACCAATCTGGCGTGACAGGTCTGCCATGCGTTGCGCGACCTCAGTTGCGCTCATTGGTGTGCGATCAGGCGACCCAAGCGTCTCATTGTACAATGCTTTGCGTATATCAGAGCGCAATTCCTGCAATGTAATCTGCGAAACGTCGAAGTTACCCGCAGCTTGCACGGGCTGGAGGCCATCAGAACCTGGAGCCTTGGGTATAACGGTGCCTGGAAGCAGGCGAATGTTATCAATGGACAGCACGCCATCGTCTTCCGCAGTATAGATACCCGCGATAGACATCTCGGCGTTCTCTAAAATCATCTGCTTGACTAGGTTGGCAACGCGCACCGCTGGCATGGAGTTGAACAATGGGCCGCGGCCCCATGCTTCACCCGCAGCCTTCGACCAACGAAACCCAATAAAGCGGTTCGATCCCAAGCCCTTGTATGTTTGCTCGAGCATAGGAGCGTAGTCAGGAAAGTCTGGCAAGAACAAGCAAGCCTTGCTGACCTCCTCGTTCTTTACTTCATGATCTCGGTAAACAGTTAGAACAACCTTAACGACAGGATCATAATCTTCTTTGTCACCCTTAGTCTTGGCAATACGCCCAGCTAAGTCGGAAGGAACCTTTGCGCCTGGATATGCTTTGTCGATATGCGAAATACGCATGTGGCGCGTGCGGAAATAGGTATCGATCTCGTCACGCGGACCAGTATCGATTGCCAGTTCTGGCAAAGGCACGGCAGAAAAGATAACAGGGTGGACAGCATCGCCCTCGAACACATCCATGCAAGCAGTGCCAAGCGCAATATCAAGGTAGCACTCATTGGCTTCCTGCGCGAAGTTACTGTTGTTTATAATCTCAGCAATGTAGTTTGTGGTTTCTTCAAGCTGATTGTTTACTTCCTCAACTTGGTCGGCAGGCACCTGTACACCAGCTTCAAGTTTGAAGAAGCGTCCATAATTTGGCGTAAGTCCAGCTTGAATCCGCGAGGCAAACTCTTGCGTACCGATAACAGCGGTCTCGTCAAAGATTTCGGGTGCATCGTCAGACTTGTTCCGTTGGAAGAAGCTTGTGCGCCCAGGCAATGCGTAATCATAA